CCCAATAGAGATTGATTTGTACGGAACAGGAGCAAAGAATGACGATTGATTTTGAGAAAGATCAGGAACAAGTATTGGATAAAACAACCAATATAAATAAACTTGCAGACAAGATAAAAGAACTGCAAGCACAACAAGAACAACTGCAGATACAAGAAGATGCAGTAAAACAAAAAAAGAAAGATATAGAATATTTGTCAGGTGAAGTTATACCGACAATGTTATCAGAAATGGGTTTATCTTTTTTAAAACTACAAGATGGTTCATCTGTAGAAGTTAAAACAAATTACAGCGCCACAATTACACAAGCTAAAAAAGCTGAGGCGTTTAACTGGCTTCGTGAGAATGGCCTGGGCGATATAATCAAAAATGAGATATCCGTATCGTTCGGTCGTAACGAGGATAACAAGGCGGCTGATTATGCCGAACTTGCAAAGAGTCAGGGTTTAGACCCGATGCAAAAGCTGAAGGTCGAACCTATGACTCTAAAAGCGCTCGTCCGTGAGCGTCTTGAGGCAGGTAAAGAAATGCCAACGGAACTTTTCAACATATATGTTGGAAACAAAACAACAATAAAGAGGAAACAATAAACATGAGTGAAGTACAAACAAAAAAGAGAAACGAGATCAGCGCGAATATGTTCGAAGCTGATGCGGGTCAAGGTTTGAACATGACGCAAGAGGATCTTGCGTTGCCGTTCTTAAAAGTTCTTGGCCAACTATCTCCCGAGTGTAACAAAAGGGACGCTAAACATGTCGAGGGGGCAGAACCTGGCATGATTATAAATACCGTAACAAACGAGATTTATGATGGCGAGAAGGGGATAGATGTCATACCGGTACACTACAAAAGACAGTATATCGAATGGCAAGATAGAGGTGAGAGTCAAGGTGCACCAGTAAAAATATACGAAGCTGGTGATGACTTACCGAAGACTACAAGAGATAAGTTTAATAAAGATAGATTAGCAAATGGTAACTATCTTGAAAATACAGCAAGTCACTTCGTAGTCGTATTAGGCAAAAGCCCAACTACGGCATTGATATCCATGAAAGCAACACAATTAAAAGTGAGCAGAAAATGGAACTCGATGATGATGGGTCTTAAGATGCAGGGTAAAAACGGAATGTTTACTCCGCCAACATACAGCCACATTTATAAACTAAAAACAGTGCAACAGTCTAACGACAAGGGCACTTGGTTTGGTTGGGATGTTGCAAGGGTTGGTCCTGTTTCTGATGCCGGTGTTTACAATACAGCAAAAGACTTTGGTATAAATGTAGCCAAAGGTGCTGTAGAAGCTAAACACGGAGAACAAGAATCCAAATCCGATTCACCGTACTAAAGACTTCCATTGGAAGGACCAGGGGCGGGGATGGGAGACTGGATCCGCCCCCAAAAAATATTATGGAAGATTTTAGAAAGATATTTACAGGATTAAAGCGTGCGCACGGCTGCACTTACGTAGACAAGAAAGGTGCCGACGGACTCAAGGTTAAAGGTAAATCATTTGTTAAAAGAGAAATGGTTACTGATAAACATTGGGAGGACCATCTTAACGGCATAGAACCTAGTCTAGGTATCATACCAATCAACGAAGATAACGAATGTAGATGGGGATGTATTGATGTAGATAAATACACTCTAGATCACAAAGAAATAATTAGTAAAATAAATCAGTACGCTATACCACTACATGTTTGTAGATCAAAAAGTGGTGGTGCACATATATTTTTATTTACAACAGATTATGTGCCAGCAAAACTTATGCGAGATAAGCTGATGTCGTTAAGTGCTGTTTTAGGATTTGGTAATGCTGAGGTATTTCCAAAACAAATTGAATTAAAATCGCAAGATGATACAGGAAATTTCCTAAATTTACCATACTTTAATTGTAAAAATACAACAAGATATTGCTTTGATCTTCAAGGCAGAGCAGTTAAAATAGATGTTTTTTTAAACGCCGTAAAAGTCAGCGCTCTCACACCAAAAGAATTACAAGACCTACAGATTAAAAGACCACCGTCGGAGTTTGATGATGGCCCACCTTGTCTTGAGTCATTAACAAAAGAAAAATTAGATGATGGTAGAGATAGAGTTATGTTTCAGTTTAGAGTGTACGCTAGAAAAAAATGGCCAGATAGTTGGGCTGATAAGTTAGATGAGTTTAATTACAAACACTTTGTAAATCCATTTCGACATGATGAAATATCAAAATTTAGAAAAGATAATAAAGATTATGGTTTTAAATGCAGTGAAGAACCTATGTGTAATCATTGTGATAAGCAGCTATGTAAGACTAGAAAGTATGGTATCGGTACGCAAAGTATGTTCCCACAATTATCTGATCTACAGATTGTAGAATTAGATCCTAAAATATTTAGATTAAATGTAGATGGTGAAAGAGTAGAATTAAAAGCAGAAGAATTACAAGAGCAAAGATTATTTGTGAGAGCTTGCATGAATCAAATCTATAAGTTTCCTCCAACACTAAAACCAAAAGACTACAAAGATTTAGTATCATCTCTAATGGCTAATCCAGAAATAGTAGAGGCACCATCAGGTGCATCTAAACTAGAACAGTTGACACAACATCTTGAAAACTATTGTACAAGTAGAACTGCAGAGGGTGCAACAAAAGAGGACATGGAGTCTGGCAACGTATGGAATAAAGATGGACATCATCATTTTATCTTTACACATTTCTACCACAAATTTTTACACAGACATAAATGGACAGAGAAGTATGACATTACGATACTGTGGTTGTTAGAACATTGTAATTGTGAGCACGTTAGAATGACAATAGGAAAAAAGAAATTATCTGTTATAAGATTAAAACAATTTGAAAAAGAACAAATAAAAATAAAAGAACGAAAGTTTAAAAAGGAGGATGCGTTTTGAAAACTATTGTATTGGGTCCACCTGGCACAGGTAAGACCACGACTTTATTGAATGAAGTAGATATGTATTTAAAACAAACCGATCCTGATAAGATTGGTTATTTTTCTTTTACACAGAAAGCTGCATACGAGGCTAGAGATAGAGCCATGTTAAAATTTAATCTATCAGAAGATGATCTACCATACTTTAGAACACTACACTCACTGGCTTTTAGAAGACTAGGTATAAAGAAAGAAGAAGTTATGCAGCGTAGACATTACGAAGATCTAGGTAAGAAGATGGGACTAATCGTAGACTATCACGAATATGATAACGAACACACAGGATTATTTACAACTAAAAGTGATTTACTACGTATCATACAGATAGCTAAGTTACGAGGTATTACACCAGAACAACAATATAATTTAAAAGAACACACACAAGATATAACAGTTAAACAATTAAAACAGTTTGTGCATGATCTTAATCAATACAAAAAAGATTATAACTTAATTGATTTTACAGACATGATTACAGAATTTGTTAAAGCAGATCGATCACCACGATTTGATGTAGTATTTATAGACGAAGCACAAGATCTATCACAATCACAATGGGGTATGGCTAAATCAATATGGGATAAGACAGAACATACTTATCTAGCAGGTGATGATGATCAAGCAATATTTAGATGGGCTGGTGCAGATGTAGATAGTTTTATATCACAGACAGGAAAGATAATGCAGTTGACACAGTCATACCGAATACCGCAGGTAGTTCATGATGTGGCATCACGCATAGTAAATAAGATACAGCACAGACTACCAAAAGAGTGGCGACCAAAAACACAAAGAGGATTACTTTCATATTATGATGACTTTGAACAAGTTAACATGAAACAAGGTAATTGGCTAGTGCTGGCTAGAACTAAGTTTATGTTGAGTGATTTAGAAGATCATCTTTACTCACAAGGGTTGTATTACGAGAACAAGTTTAAAACAAACAGAGAACAAGACTTGTACAAAGCTATTACAGACTGGGAAAATCTGCGTAAAGGTGTGGATATAAACTCAGAACAAATAACTAGAATAGCATCGTACATGTCATCAAATCATTTTGAAAAAAATTCATTAAAACTTTTAGACAAAGACGCAACTTACAAAATGTCAAACTTACAAGAGAGACGTTGGTTGAAGACAGATAAAATTTGGTATGAAGCTTTTGATGATGCGCCACAAAGAAAAATAAGGTATATAAGAAGGATGAGGGAGAACGGTGAGAAACTAAATTCTAAACCTAGAATTACTTTATCTACAATACATGGCGTAAAAGGTGGTGAGCAGGATAACGTAGTTCTCCTGACAGATCTATCAAGAAACACACAAAGAAACTACGAACAAAATCCTGATGATGAAAACAGATTATTCTATGTTGGTGCAACTAGAACTAAAAATCATTTACACATTATCAGACCAAAAGACATATACAAAGGATACAGAATATGAAAACAGAAGAAGCATTACAACTAGCGAAAGAATTAATCTCTGGACCTAGAGCAAAAACCTACGGAGACAAAATACAAAATCATTGCAACATAGCAAAACTATGGACAGCATATTTAGACAAAGAGATTACAGCACATGACGCTGCTGTGATGATGGCTTTATTAAAAGTAGCAAGAACAAAATTTGGTCAACCAACATCAGACACGTATGTAGATGCAGCTGCCTACATGGCAATAGCAGGAGAATGTAAACATGAAAATGATATTTAAACCACAAACAGAGTGGACACCACCAACAGACTTTCCAGATC